GTTTCCAAGTTTGTCAAAAAAAATATTTGAAATTTTCAGGTAATATGCAGGGACTTTTAATCATCATCAGATCTTCTTCTTTTGCGCCGTTCAAATTCAGATAACGCATTGAGATCGCCCGTGAGCGACTGGTTAAATAGTTGCTTGTCGATCCGAAAATCAGCAAGATCGACGCCTCTTTTGTACCATCTGGCGATGTCGGATGTGGGATCGTTGAAATTCTTGATAAAGTCTTCATGATCTACATCATCCGGCAAGATGCTGAGTATCTTTTCTACCGGATACCCGACGATACCCATGTCGGTGATCAGGGCCTGAAGTGCTGTATCGTCGGTCTGCTGTGACTGGTCAGATGTGGGCTGTGCCTCGCGATCCTTGATGTACTTTATGGCTTGCATGGCGATGGCCTGGTTTTCGGAGGAGACCATCTCGATTAGCTTGCGCAGTACAAATGGCTGCGATGTATCCTTTGCCATTGCTTCCATTTCTTTGGATGTAAGATCCAGCAACGATGATGTTGCCGGATCTGGATTTACATTCTTTGCCATTTGTTAGCTCTTTTTTTTCTTTTTACTCTTACTTTTACCTTTCTTTCTTGACGGGCTTCTTTTCTTAGCAGCTGATGGTTCACCTGTGCCTGCTTTGCCACCTTCTTCTTCTGCAGATTTTTCTGACTTTTTACCCATAGTATAAATGATTTTGATAGTTATGTAATGGTGTCCCAGAGGTTATTATACCTCACGGACTTATCAATGGATTTATATTCTTCTATGATTTTCTGCTGATATTCAAAATTGAAATTATATAGATCGCTGTTCACTTCTATACAGATCTGCTCTATATTGCCGGAAGATCTCAAGTTAGCGCTACCGTGAATGACGACTTTGCGCCCGTCGTCGATCTCGAATATCGTCATTTTGCAGTGTGTGGCGGCCACGGATAGCTGAAATCTATTGTCGATATCCAGTTCTTTGTAAGCATATCGGATGAGATTGTTGCGCTCGTGCGAGAAAAAGTAATCAGAAACTATCACATTTAGATGGTCGAGATATCCGCCGTTCATGAGGTTAGCGAGGCTATCGACATTATTTTCTGAGAAAGACAACGTCGAGATGGTCATCTCTTTGATGCCGAGATCATAGGTGACGGCAAGCGCCTCAATGTAATCACCGAAAATGAAGCTGCCATTGATAATGGCAAACATCCTGCTGCCGTCGCTCAGGTCTGTGACCTTTGCGAGATCTTCCGCCCGTGCATACTTTGCATATCGCTCCGGCGGCACGTGATGATACTTTGGCTTGATGTATCGAGTGTCAAAATCAGCGCTGACCTTTGTCTTGAAATCGGTGTCAAAGTGGCCGAGGTTGATCTCAAATGATGTATCGTTATTTTCTTTGAACATTTCTATAATTTTTCCGGATGATGCAAAAATAACCAGTCTCCCATCATCCGCATAAGACGTGCTATATGTGCTACATCTTGTGGCTGATCTTGATACCACTTGACCTTTGATGTATCATTAAATAGGCCTGCCTTCCAAGTCACAAAAAAACCATGCGTCACATCGACGCATCGCCATGTATCACGGCCGGCAGCCTCGACCTGGAACTGTGTATCTGCAGCTTCGGCGGTGTCACCTGTGCTGTATTGCGGTGAGATCCTGAGCGTACGGAGTATCATGAAGAACTTAGTGAGCGTGATATCGCTCTTGCCGGTGAGCCAGGCATTGACCTGTGACTGGCTGATGCCGGATGCGATGGCGAGCTGTCGCTCCGATAGGCCCAGCTCATCCATGCGTGGCCGGATGAGCTGGGTGATGATGATGTTGATAGCTTCATCCATCGGTGCAAATTGAAATTAATAGAGCCTTTAATTGTGCAAGTTTTTTATATCGCTCCCACTTCTCTTTGAGCTCAACGAGAAATTTGCTTTGTTCGTTGATAATGAAGATGGCATTCTTTACGTAGATCGGATCAAACTCCTCGTCACCGTCAAGAACGCGATCCATGAAGATATTCAGCATCTCCTTATTAAAGTGCTGATAGTCGTGTGGATCATTTAGCAAGAAGAAGTCTTCTATGCACTTGTAGAAATCTACAGAGATGATTTTCTCATCCTGTGGTCGTGGTGTAGTGGTGGCCGTATCGGTACCTGTGCCTACATTCTCTTTTGTTGTCATATCAAAAAAGGTTTAATTATGCGAGCGCACCCTTAGGGTTGACAACACATTCGACGGAATGGATTTGTTCGGCCTTTCGGTTACGATACCCGTAGATACGCTCTTATCGTTTAAAAAAAATAAATCGAGGATTGTCCCGTCGATATTGTTGTCGATACAAAGATACACGGTATTTTATATTTTGTATCATTTTTATTATATTTTTTTACTTTTTTTTGAAAGGGCGCACCTGTGCTGGTGCGCCGTGTGTGTGGTTATAGATTTTTCGAAGCATTGATCACTGCGCTATATGCATATCTCTTAGCTTCTTTATGCTTGATTTTATTGCTGTCATCTTCGAGCCAGTCGTAGCACTCACTATTAGTGGTGTGTACTTTGACCTCACGACCTTTATATGTCGCATGTATGACGTACTGCCCATATCCATTACCTCTGCGGATAAATAATTCTGTTTTTCTGAATTTAGCCATTTTTATTAAATTTAGTGTATTAATTAAAGTGATACCTCTACTTCGTATCCTTCGTATGATGAAAATCTTGTACATTCTATCTGTCCTGTCACCTCATTGTATGCGCCGAATGCGTATTTTTTTACCTGCACTTTGCAGAATCTCTTGTCTCCTTTTTTTGTAAGATCGCCCATAGACACGATGTTGTAATTGCTAAGTTCTTCTAATTTTATCGGCATCTCGACTACATCATCATACCATACGCGTGCTGTCTTCCAGTTGTGTGCCTCGCTCTTAAGTACCTGCATGTGAAAGTTGATGGGCGTTGCACCATTTTTCAATACTAAAGTAGTGTAATCGTCAGAAAAGATTCTCTTGATATCCTCAAGGCTTGTTGGCAACGCTTCTATAGGATAATGCTCTTCATTGATCATTCTATCAAAGTTAGTAACAGAGTGGTCAGAAAATCGCATTTTATGTCTGCCATTTTGAATATAAATAGAAGTGCCGAAATCAGTCTTGCTCACACATACAGATGGATAATCAGATACTGAGCAACCTGCTAATGCTGTGTCAACTATTTGTCTTACTTCTTGCGCTGTCATTGTTGTATTATTTACTTCGTTATTGATAATACAAATATCGGCATAATTACCGATATATTGGTAACTTTTTATAAAGTTTTTTTCATTTTTTTCACTTTTTTTTTTGAAATAAATAGCTTATTAAGTTACCCGGTTGCTACCTCTTGCCGGCAAGGCCCGCGAGTGCACCCTATTGCCGTACTTTTGCATGAGGTAGTAGTCCACCGTGTCGCTAAAGTGGGTAGCGTATATCTGATTGAAGGATTTGTTTTTTTCGTCGGCTTTTGACTTCTGAAACTTGTCGTTGACCTCGGCATTGAGCATGGAGATCAACACAGCCTTACAGGTGTCGCGGTTGAACTTGATGCGTGGCAGTAGCGGGTTATTTTCTTCCAGCATCTCATTGATGAGCTCATAGCGTACACTGTGGAGGTCGCTCATCTTAGCAGGCGCCATAATCTCGACGTGCCAACCGTTTTTATTGAATTTTGCCTTGATACGGTCAAATACCGTGCCGCCGAATGTCGTGCGGTCGTGGCCGTGCGGCTCGCCCCATACCAGTACGTGCTTATTCTTTTGATCCAGATAAGAGATGCAGATATCATCTATCAGCTGGTCGATGCTGTCATTTTCTTTCCTATAATAGCTGTCTATACAGTACTCTGTATTATTGCGATCTTGCCACACCGTCGCACACTTGAACCATCCATGAAAGTCAAAGGCCATGTGTAGTGCTGCCGTCCGGATGCGATCTTTCATGCCGGCGACACTGCCGAGGCGGTCGTTTTCTGCATATACATACTGCGGCTCATAGCTGTGGTAGTCGTCATTGAGCGCATGATAAAACCCATGCTTTTTTTTGCCCACAGGCTCATTCATCACTTCCAGTGAAAAGGTGTATGGATCGAGCTCATCTCTAAGGCGCTCCAGATACTCCTGGCCCAGCACGTCGATATTATCCATGACAGTGCCTTCTATATATCCATACTGCTTAGGCATGGATATGGCCTTGTCTTTGTATTCTAGAAGATACTGGCCCTCAGCGAGCCATGGCATGGAAGAGTAGCGGCACAGCTCTTGATGCTGCCAGTGGGTAAATCGATGCCTATTGCCTCTGATCGATGGATATAGCACTTTGTCGATGTGTTCTTTTTTGACGAGTAGCGCCTCGTCGATGTCGCCGCCGTCGTAGCTACCACCTCGCGCCAGGTCTGGGCGATCCATTGACAATAGCTCGATAGTGTAGCCATTCCAGAAGGTGATGATGTTGTCATACTTTCGTGGTGCGGAATATGGGCGCTCCCATTGTGACGGTGGCCGCTTGCCCACGACGTAATGGCCCGGCTCATTAGGCCCTTTGTACTCGCGAAGCCCGAGCGATGCCCACGCCTCCTCGACCGGTGGCAGCGTCTTAGTGAGTAGCTGCGCAAAGGTGGTGCTGGAGAAAAAGAACTTAGCACGTGGCAGCGTGGCCATGCGGCTGTGGTTTTTATTGCCTATGACGCGGCTTTTTCCAAAGCCACGACCGGCGATCAGCGTCTTATCTTTCTGCCGGAGCTGCATAAATTGCTCCTGCTTTTGATTTAGATATATAAATGACTCCGTGCGGCGCGTATCAAAGAAATAAATCGACGTGATCGCACCTGTATCACTGTCGATGGTCTCGATGCGGCCATCACGGCCTTTGAAGCGTATTTTTTGCCCTTTTTTGTACAATTTATAACAAATTAACGATTTTCGGGAAGCGATTTGATCTGATCATCATCCTGATCCTCCTCTTCATCTTCTACTTCTTCTATGATCTCGATATCTTCGCTATCACCATTAAGAAATGCTGTCGATGACGAATAGTTGATATCCGGCAGTTGCAATGTGTCCCAGTCGAAGGTCTCCTCGGTCTCAGGATCAGCAAGCCTGTCCAGTCGCATCAATAGCTCTTCATACTTTGCTATGTCGCTGATATAGCCTTTCGGCTGATCACGGTTTAATTTTGCGATGTAGCTTTTCAGGCGCTCACGCTGTAACCCGCGCTGAAAATCTTTGCTGACCTTTCGGAACTTGCCGAAAAGTTGTTCGACATCATTCATCATCTTAGTGTGATAATGAATTTTGTCAGGGAGCATCTCGCGCATCTTTTTACGAACGCGGCGTTCTTCCATCTCATCGCTCATAATGACGAATACCTTTTTCAAATCATCCAGGTATCGCTCTTCATAATCGGTCAGCTGGTAGTGATATGGATCCAGCATATGATAATAAAGGCGATCTATCTGTGATGACTCCTTATACTCGTCATTACTTATTAATCTTAGAACGTTTTTCTTGCTCAAGGTACATCTTATGTTTTGTGAGACGGTCGATCGTCTCTAATTTTTTACTATACTTTTTAGGGTCTTTATCTTTATCGATCTTCTTTAGTTCTCTTTTGCGGTGCGAAAGCGACGAGCCCACGCTTGATAACATCCGCTGTAGTTCGTACGGGTCTGTCGGAATTTCAAAGGTTTCTTTTGACGGCTTCTGCGGCGGCAGCTCCTTAGTACTAAGGTACATATCTTTTTCATCCATTACGGTTTTGATTTGATTTTGAACTTCCACTACTTGCTCAGCGATGTGAAGATCTTCATCACGGCTGGTGCTCAGATGAAAGCTATTGCTCAGGCGTGCGCGCATGGTAAATAGCTTGCGCAGCTGTGTGTTGTAGCTGCGCAACATCACCGAGTCCGGCTCTATTACATTTTCATGCGTGATGACCTTGCTGATCTTCTTTGATTTTACGGCATTGTCATTTTTTGACAACTTAGCGGGCACGGCCATTTTTGCTGTCGATTCGCTATCTACTTTCTTGATCACCGTCATGAGCAGCTGCGTATTGAAAAAGGTGTACTGCGCACGCAGCTTCGGCAGTAGTGGATGGTCAGGCCTGGCCCGCTCCAGTCGTGTGAGATGCATGTTATATTCCCGCTCCGTCATCATCTGCATTATTTACTGGTTTCTAGCCGTTTTTTTCATCGTCGAGGGTCGTGATCTGAAAATCTTGAAATGTCCATTTGAGATCAGGATACTTTTTATCCCATCCGTTGATCTTCATTACAACATCCATCGTCTTTAGTACCTGCCGACGAGGTCGTGGTACTTTTGTCAGCACGTAGAATAAGAAGGCATTGCGCATTTCAGATCCGCTGCTCAGTTTGCCCTGGCTCTCGATATTGGCCAGTGTCGGGTGTATGCCTTGCGCTGAGATATTGGCCTGGTTTGTTTTTTCGTATAAATCCAGCAGGGCTTTGTCTTTCATATCAAAATCAACAGGCGTGATCGTGACACCTGTATATTCTGATGTGATTTGATTGAGCATGTCTTCAACAAATACAGCCCTGCCTGCATTTTCGCTACCTGAAAGAAGCTCATTGATCTTATCTATGAAGTCCTGCTTAGCAATGCGCTCCTTGTCGAGGCATTCTTGCTGCTTATCCGGGTCGCCGGCGGCTGTGTCATATTCGTATTTATTCAAAAAATAGCCTTCCGGATATTTGACCAAAAAGCGGATATTGTATCCATTTTTCAAATTAGATTCATGGAACACAGGGATCGAATTTGACACCCTGATCCACTCCACGCCGCCCCAGTAGGCAGGAATGCCATAATATCCATCGTGAAATACATTGTCGGCAATATGTAGAATGAATTTTGCTTGTTTTCGCTCCGGATTATACGCAGGAATCCATTCTGATTTTTTGAGCTCCCGCAGTTCCTTTGCGCTGCCCCATTTAGGCGCATATATGTATCCCGGTATCTTGCCGTTGATTTTTTCGACAGCCCGTATATAACGGCAGTTCTTGAGTTGTACGCTGTGCACCGTACCTTTTTTAGTGAGCACAAATTCTGCAAATACATTAGCGTGCATATACCACTGCAAAAATGCTGCATCGAGGTAATTTTCGTAAAATTCGCTTTCACGCAGCCAGTCGGCGATTTCGCCCGGGATCTTTACGTCGATGCGACGGCGCACACCGTCTTCTATGATTTCATGATATGCCTTCATACCATTGCCCAGTGCGATGTTGCGCTTGGTATCGATGAGCTCACCCATGATATTACTATCCATGAGCATGTCTTCGCGATATTCCGGCAGATCATTCTTACTGCCCCATTGTTTGAACCGACGTCCATTCAGCACGTCAGGTGCTAATTGTATAATATTGCCTATGTCTTCGCGGTCGGCTGAGAACATCAGCGTCTTTGCCTTGCCGTCGTCCATGGTAAATGATACAATGCTGGTTTCTTGCTGCATCAATGTTTTATTTTCATGTTATTAAATGAAATCATCAAGCCTATCTTAATAGACATAGGCGCTGATGGCTGCTGTGGATCTGTCAGGGTGATGGTACCTTCACCTGGGATGTCGATCACGGATCGATATAAAAATTGTTTCTTTTTGCGCTGCTTACTTCGTATGGAGAAGTACTCCAGCGTGAATGGTGTGCCGTCATTTTTTTTGATATGAAATAGCACCGATTCAATAGGTATCAAGTCGTTTGACATATATAATTAATTATAATACAAATATCAGTCAATTGACAAAATAAATATAGGACATCACCACAGGCGATGGCCTACGCTAATGGTGTGCGTGCCATTAGTGCTGTAATTGTACCCGCCATACCATTGCCGCCATTGTATCGCTACACCTGGCGCAATGTCAGGTCTCAAGTCCGGCGCTGTAGGCCATGTGCTATGTAGGTTGAGCCATAATGACGGCCACTCCCTTTGTGGCGGCTTCATAGACGAGTCCACACTACTGAGCGGCCTGTGAAGTGTCACCGCGATGGTGTCGAGCCATCCGATCGTTCTGACCATTATGCCGACGTCAGCAATATGGCGCCCATGCCGTTGCGTGGCGGTGGTCGGGCTAATCAACCAGCTATTCATAGAGGTGTCACTGACAGATAGGCTGTATCCTTGCGTGTACTTTTGCACAGGGATGTCAGCGTAAAGCCATGAGGTATCCACCCTGTATTGCCACAACGTATCCGTATATACAGACGTGATGGTATCGAATACAGGGACTAACCTGCGTTGATACCTTACAATCGTGCGCACGGGGGCCTCCATGTATAAGGTATCAATAATGCACACGGTGTGACTGCTGCCGGTGTGCTTAGTAGGTGTGTTTGCATTTGTCCAAATCAATAGACCTATTAATCCTGCGATGAGGATTTCTCTCCAGTATCTTTTTGCCATGATGATAATTTTTCTTTATCGATTTTAAAATAGTTTGTCAACATGCAGTGCTTGCTGCAGAACTTCCTTCTTGAGAATAGACCTGTGACTGGCAGCTCGTCAGCTACCTTGCCGCATCCATAGCACTCTTCTTGTGGTTTGAAAAGTATTTTTTTGCGCTGTGCCATATCAATAACTGCTTAATCTTCTGATTTCTGAAATGTCGCTACCTGCCTGCTCCAGGTCGCTATATACGACATGCGTCTTTAGATTCATATTACTTATGACGGCGGGCATAGCAGACACGGCTTCTGTCATACGATGCGCCATCGCTATCATGACATCGAGGCGAGGATCAGGCAGTGACTGCGGCGCTGTGGGACTTAAGACACGCGGCGACAGTGTAGGCGTGGTATTAGGTAACTGCGGAATCATGCCGCCACCTGCAAAGCCCGGCACGCCCAGTCTCCTAAAAAAGTCAGCACCACCGGCACGGCGTTGTTGATCTTGATTGAGTACGACCTCGCCCGCCTTAGCAGCGATCAGTACATTATCGCCGCCCGGCAGTGTAGGTATATTAGCAGGAGCGTCGATGACAGATCCGCTAACAGACTGTATCTGTCCACCTTGCCAGAACTGCTGCGCTCGTGTCTTTGATAGTGCGGCAGCAGTACGAATGCCTGCTGTGGCCGCCTGTGCGATACCTATCGCCCATCCTATCGGGCCCCATCCGGCAGTACTCTTAAAGATGCCCGCTATCTCAGCGAGGCCGTCCGTCATAATGGATGCGATCTGAAAGGCGCGGATGGCTTCGCCGTGCTTGCGTCGATTGCGTTCGTCAGCGGCGAGGTAATCAGCGGCGGCACTAAGTAGGCCACTGTATGCGGCCATGCCTTCGTTCAAGATTTTGCGCTCCATGTCGATCTGTCGCTGCTGTTGCTCTTCTTTCTTTTTGCTGTATTCAAAATCGGCTTGTAGTTTTAATTTTACAAGCTTTTTATACGCTTCGGTCTCGGTGAGGCCATTTTCTTCCATCATGCGCAGTTGTTCAGCAAAGAAATCGCTCTGAATCTTCAGTCGTGCTTGCTGATATTCTTCTTCTGATATCAGGCGCTTGAGATATTGATTTTCGAGGGCGTCGAGTTGTGTATTTTCAAGGCCTTCGATCTGCTTGATGCGCTGTTCTGTCAGTGCTTTGTCGTTTTCAAGGAGCTCTACTTGCAATTGCTTCATCATGTCGCTCTCCTCGTCGCCCATGCTGCGGAGCAAGTCTATTTTGCGGAGGATGCCTTCTTTAGCTATTCGTAGGCGCTCGATCTCATATTGTTCAGTTTCGATTTTGCCCTCGAGATGTTGTTTTTTGAGCTCTGTCAGCTCGGACTCACCGGCGTCTTGTATGAGCTTTACTTGAAAATCAATAAATTTTTGTCGATCTTCCGGAGCGGTGAGATCGCCCAGTATGATGGGCTCTGCGGCCTTCTCTTTTTTCTCTTTTTTCTTAGATTTTTTAGCTTCTAATTCAGCCTGAAGTTTAGCTTCTGCCTCAGCCTTTTCTTTAGCTAACCGTTCTTCTTCTTCTGCAGATTTTTCTGACTTTTTGGGTTTAGCGTGTGATGGATCATTGTAACCTTCAGAAAATGCTTGCCCGAGCGTGCGTCCTGCCAACTGATACTCTGCGCGCATTTTTTTGAGCTCGGCGATCTCTTGACGCAACTGCGCTTTTTTGTTGCTGTCAAATGTAATGGCCAGTTGTACTTCTTTTCCGAATATCTGTATATTAGCAATGAGCGTCTTTACACCATTGACTGCATTTTCAGCGCCTTGCTTGAGCGCAGCCCATAATCCGCCGACGATGCGCCGTACCGTCTCGCTATTATTGTACAGCGTGATCATCCCGGCTGCCAGTGCGGCTACTAAACCGATTACAAAGCCGATGGGATTTGCTTTAAATGCTTTATTAAGCCCTTTTGTGGCAAATGTGACGATTTTAGTTTTCGCTGCAAGGTAAATGTCTGCGGCGGCTTTTGCTCTTGATGCTATGGCCCCAGCGATAAATGCACTATTCAAGCTCAGTACGGCGACCAGTAGCGATGCGATGGTGTCTTTGTTTTCGCGCACAAATTGCGGAATGGAGCGCAACACCTCTACGAATGTGACTATACCTGCGCCTACAATGGCGATCGCATTGCCGACACCTCTTATGACGTCGGCGGCAGTGTTGATGACGTCAGCAAATTCGCCGGTCGCCTTTTTGCCTTCAAAAAGATTTTGAGTCAATCCTTCAAAAAACTGACCTAAAAAGGCGAGCGCAGGCTTGAGCACAGGTATCATCCTGTCGCCGATGCGCTTGATAAACTCATCGATATTACCACGCAATGTCGAAAAGAGGCCGGACATCGTTTTGCTTTGCGCTTCCAGAGCACCGGCAAACTTGCCGCCATCTTCTGCAGCACGCTTGAATGCTTCTCTGAGCATATCAAAGGTGATGCGCCCTTGTGACTGAAGCTCTTTGATCTCGGCTCCGGACTTGCCCAGCATGTCGCCCAGTATCTGATATACGGGTACGCCTTGATTGATAAATTGAAGCGCATCTTGTCCCATCAGTTTCCCGGCGCCGGCAACCTGACCGAATACTAACGAAAGACCTTTGAGGTCTGCACCGGTAGCGGCGGCGGCATTGCCGAGAATCTCAATATCTGAAAGTACCGTCTCGGCGGATCTTCCATATCCGAGCAACGTCTTTGCCGCTGCTTGCACTTCTGCAGGCTCAAAAGGTGTCGCAGTAGAAAAGGCATTGAGCTCTTTCATCAATGCAACGGCGCGCTCTTGATCGCCGATCAGAATCTTAAATGAAGCGGAAGTAGTCTCAAAGGTAGATGCGAGATTGATGGCGCTGCCGATGGTGCTCTTAAAGATCGACTTAGCACCTTCCCATAGGGCAAAGCCTCCGGCGACACTCAGGATAGATCTGCCCAGTCTTTTGAATGCACTATCTGATTCATTTAAAGAGGCACTGACGGCGCGGGTGCGCTGACTTGCGGTGGTGAGTGCCGCATTGACCTTTTGTAACTCCTTTTCAAAGCCCGCCTCAGCAAATGTGACTTGTGGCAGCATACGCTGTAACTGTATCAGCTGACCGCGTCGATCTTGAAGTTGCTTTGTGCTGAGTTTCATATAGTCAGTGGCCAAGAGCTTCTTGCTGATAGCGGCTTGATCATTGAGCGCTTTATTGAATTCTTCGGTGCCGGCGGTCAGTTTTTTCATCTGTGCCACACCGGCGGCGGTATTGCGCAGCGTGGACTGATAGGCGGCGCTTTCCTTTGCGTCAATGGTTATTATTAATTGCGCTTGATCTACGCGAGGTTGTGACATATTATTGATATTATTAATGCAATAATAAAGGGTATCCTACTATATTTTTATGACAGTTTGAGCTGTGATTTTGCCTCCTCCAGCATCACAGGCATGAGCTCGTCAAGAAGCTCGTAATAGAGTCTATATTGCTGCGATCCTTTCAACTTAACATACCACTGGCGGCGCTTGAGTCTCGATCTCTTTTTGCTGATGCCCCACGCTATATTGTTGATGATTTGCTTTTCCGGCACGAAGCCTTCTTTGTACTTATAGGTTGTCGGCCCTGTATATCCGCTCATCAACTTGCTGAGGTTGCGTCTCACCCAGTCTTTCACACGCTCCATGCCGTGCGGGTCAAAGTCTTTATCTCGTCGCAATGAGCTATTGCGCATGTCAAAGTATCGAAGATAGCTCTGAAACTGCAGCATCACCTGTGCTCTGTCTTGACCTTCTTTTCTTGACGGGATCGAAAATGATCGAGCGCCCGTGCCGGTGTCGGTAGGCAGCCGCCGTGCACTACTCTGCAATGATGCTAAAAATTCAGCAGTCCACCTGTCCAGTACTTGCTCTATGATTTCACTTCTCTTTGACATATTAATATATTTATTATATAACAAAAGGGCACAAGCGTGCCCTTTTGTTGCCTAATATGAAAAACAGTTCTTTTTACTCCTTGACGGGCTTAGCTGCCGGAGCTGCTGCAGTGTCAAAAAAAGCACTCAATCGAGGGTCTTTTTTTAACCAGTCGTCAATCTGATCGGGCGTCCATGACTTAGGATCGATATTCCATCCATATACATTGATGTAGCATCTATCCGGATATTCAGGGCCAATGTACTTATATGTTTTACTCATAATGCTAATTTTTATACGTCTGCGGCGACGGTCAATGATACATTTTCTGCCACTTCATATGGTAGGTGGTTGCTGACCTCCAGTGTAACAGTGACTTCGTATCCATTACTGCCGTCATTGATCATGGGCTTGACGGTGATATAGGCACCATCTACGATATCGCCGATCAACCATCTTTTTTTGTTCTTATCTTGAAATACGACGATATACTCGCAACCCGCTAAAGAAGTGAGAATTTCAGACTTCGCTCCTTCCAGCTTGGGATGGAACCCCGTCAAGGTCACTGTCCAGCCCGGCGAGTCTGCATCGCCGACGGGAGCGACTTCAAGCGTCTTTTTGCTGTTAATAGGTGATAGATCCATCGCATTGAACGAACCTGCCGTCGGAGAAGATGCCATGGTAAATGCACTTGCTCCGGATATCACTCCTGAAGATGCGGCGGTTATTGCTGTGACTTCGTTTTTCTTTGTAAACCAAAGCACATTACTAATACCAGCGGCATTACCGAGACCGCATGTTTTTCTGATATTTTTTCCTGCTGCCATTTTATTTTTTTATATATGTTCTACAAATAGTGACGGGTGATTGTCGTAGATGGACTGCAAAAGCGTCTGATCGGCAGCCACCTCTGCGGCTGTGTATGTCTTGACAACGCCGTCGTCAACGACTTTGAATTTTAGCAATACAAAATCCACCGATTTAGGACTGCCGCCGTCCGTGACAGATACCGGTGACGGGTCTGTCAGTGTCGGCGGTGTCACGCTACGTGGGATAGTGTTTAGATTCGGTATTTCTTTTTTTATACTGACAATATCAGCATCGATACCATTAAGTGCCGATTCTGTCGCTGATTGAAAAGTTTCTAAAGCTTCCAGTCTTGATTCCGTTGACATATTTATTTATTTTGTAAAGCAGGGCGAATTGCATCGCCCTGCTCAGTATTAATTACCATTGGTCATTGACCGCGATGATATTGTCATTTACAATACCGAAGTTGACGCCGATTTTGAAGTCCATCCACATTTTTATAGATCGGTCTTCTTGCTCAAAGTTGAACGTATTAGAATCCCAGTCTGCATCGTATCCATAATGGATATTTTCTTTAGGCGTTATCAAAATGCAATTTTCAGGCACCCCAGGCAAGATGTGTACATTAGCAGTGCCCACTTCCAGCTCTACAGAGCCATCGGGTGCTTCGTAATACTTGCCATACTTGTCTCTGTAGTCCTGAACAAATTTGATACGATCCTTGGGCGACAAGAAGACGTCCACTGATCTGCCGAGATACGCATCGCCCAGTGCGGCATATACACTCTCGACCGCAGCGACGGCGTTAGAACTGGTTAACGCACCTGTGGTGGTTGCCGTCAAGTTTGTCGCTGTGATTTCATCCTGGATGATCACCTGAATACCATCAAAAAGTTTAATCAACTTGTCGGTACTTGCCGGTAAATTCGGGATCTCGGCACGCCAGATGGCATATTCCATTTCGCTTTTGATTTTGTCAAGCGCGGACTTGAGGATATAACCTTCAAAAGGCAAGTCCATCGGGTCTTGTCCTTTCTTTCTATACATCCCCAGGTAAGTGCCTTCAAAATCTTTTGGTATGATTTTTAAGTCCACCTTTGCGTCAGCGACGACCAGGTTTCTTGGTTTGAATTCTAAGGCATCTGCTACAGGTGCAAAAGTGGCAGAATACCTGGTGACCAGGTCATTTGTGACCAGCTGTGTGAGCAGCTTTTTCCCTTTGACGCCTTCATGTGCGGTGAATAATGGCGCTGATTGAAACCCGACAAAGAGCTCGCTGAGCAACTCGTCATAATAGTCTTGTACATAGGCCTGAAATGAGGCCGCATCTGTTAATTTGACTGATAAACTCATGTTTTTATTTTATATTATTTTTTTAAATAAATAAAGGGTGTCGCATCATGAGCGACGTGACAACCATTTCCGATTGATCGGATTCTTTTCGTATGCCTTCAGTTCTTTTTGGGCGGAGACCTCTTCATCACCGACTGCGTGATCTGCGGCGGGGCTATTTTCTACATTTGAGACTCGAGCCGAAAGAGCCTCTACCTGTTCTGTGAGCTTAGCAAGAAGGTCTTGCTGTGCTGACATCATCTTAGTGAACTCTTCGGTAATCTGTGCGCTCATAGCGACCTGCTCAGTAGTGGCAGGCTGAACGACTTCTTTTGATTCATTATTTTCCACGTTTTCTGTTTTTTCTGTTTCAAAATTTTCTTCAGCATTTCCCAGGCCTATGAGCGCCTTCAACTGATCTATTATACTCACTTTTTGAGTGATTTTATTCTTATAAAATGCGTCCAGTACCGGCCATTCTTCTGTGGCGAGGTGCTGCTCTATCTCCGGGCTGCTCAATACCCGTCGTACGGTCTCTTTCCATCTATCCTCTGTGCTGAATAGGCTATCTGTTGCTGCACCTTCATCCACAAGATCGACAGAGATCAACTCGTCAAACTTTAACAATACAGGGCCGTCAGCCTCGACGGGATCAATCCATCGCTGTGATTTTTCGTCCCAGTAGTTTACTTTTTTTTCAGCGCCATCGCTGCTGAGCTGATACTGGTACTTGTATGAAAATCGGATGGACGACATGATCACTTCCGGGTCTTCCTGCGCGAGATTCAGCACGTAAGATCCCAGTCCTGGAAGGCCGGGCGACTCGTCGGCGGACTCATAAATCGACAGATCGGCCCTTATGCTGGTGCCGTCGTCTTTGAAGTTTGAAAACCGGCCGAGACGCTTGCCGAGATTGTTCCAGTTGTGACCAAAGTTTGAAATCACACCATTTTTATGGCGCGACGCTGAACGCATGAGCGCCTTTGCAAAGGCATCATCCAGCATGTACTCGCGGGCATCTTTTATGCGGCCGCGATTCATAATGATCACAGACGTGATGGTACGTGAAGTGATATCAACATTATCAGACGTCGATACTGCTGAGCCGTTAGGTAGCTTAAATTCACATATATTGTTCATTATTGCTGATTTTCGGATTCAAAAATATATATTACTTGAAAATGGCTTTAGGACAGCCTAACATATTACAATTTTTTCTATATTATGGATATACTGTATTTGTTATTTTTTGCACATTAAACACTGCATTCATTAACGTTGCACTTGTGAACGTGCCTGCATTACGAATGGCAAAGAGTTCGATGTAGTCACTGCCTGCAAGGTAATATATAAAGTCCCTTGAAATTGTCACCATATTATCAGAATCATTGATGTAATTACGTGACTTGTTTGTACTCCTATATCCAATAGATGTGCCGTTCTTTTTTACATAGAAGTCCAACCCACCGACATACGCTCCCGACGTGTTGATCTTGTATGTCAATGAATAAGTGATTCGATATTCACCGGTCTCGGTTGACGGTATTGTTATCCTATCCGTTGACGTGTTGACGGTCAGGACGTTGTTCATAGAGGCGTCAAAATCAACTTTAAATTCTGATCCTGAAATTGAACTGTTGGTATAATCAGACGAAGTTCTATACAACTGCCCAAACTTCGCCGCCTCTGCTTCTACTTTTATTACACCTCCATTTGTTGACGTCGTACCCGTTACAACCGTTCCTTTGCCTCCTTCCATCTTGACACCGTTACCTTGTGCCGTGCCGCCCGTATCATAATTTTGAACGTAATAATCAGATCCTGAATTTCTCACTCCGTTGTATGTCGTGCCGCCTGTTGCGTCTATCTTGATGACATTACTTGCAACCCTATTGACCGTTGTGTTAATACCATCTCTTATTATAACATCCGCCCCCGTCGATGATTCAAGATATACGTCTGTACCTGACTTTATAGAGTAGCTCAAATTAGTAGCACCACCCGTCGGTGTCTGCCATGACCATGCCCCTGAACCGTTGGATGTTAACACCTGACCGGCTGATCCGGGGCTGTTGCTACTACTGTAGATTGCGCCTCTGAATCTTGTGTCGCCGTTAACGTCAAATAGCCTTGTCGGTTGGTCTCCTAATCCTACCTTTTTACCTGAATTGAACGTGTTACTCATGCCCCAGTTGGTTAATTCAGACCCCCAATCGAACCACATACCATAAGAAGCTATTGAAGGGTTGCCGCTCACCCCGTCGCCATTAGAGACTGCAATACCATTGCCCGCCGTTATTGTGCGTGTCGCTACCGTGCCTGAACCGGTACGGGCAATAAGGCCGTTGGTGCCTAAGTTGTGAAGCGCTAAGGCTTGACCCGTTAGTCCTATTGTTCCGCTTGTGGTGATCGTTCCACCCGTGATGCCGTTGTTAGTGGCTATGCTTGTTACGGTGCCGCTGCCTATTGGTGGGAATGTCGCAAGCGTTCCGTTGCCTCTAATGTATTGTGCTGCCGTGCCGCCAGGATTGAACTCATGGGTGTGACTTGTTGACGTTACGCTGTTTGTTGATGATAGCGTAATAGCTGAAGGCGTGCCTAATGTCACGCTTCCTGAACCTGTGATTGTTGAAAAGTTCATACCATTGCCGGCTGCTACACTTGTGACCGTGCCTGAACCTCCCGTGCTATTAATTACGTACGGGTTGCCCGTCGTTCCTGTGCCACTGATTGAAATGTTAGTACCGGCGTTTATTTTCGTTTCGCTACCGTCTGCTGTATAGGTATTGTTAATTACATACGGGTTGCCACTTGAGCCGTCACCCGTTACATTGATGTCCGTACCTGCATTTATCTTTGTTTCGCTTCCATCCGCCTGCGTCACTGTATTAATCAATGTGCCGCCCGTTATGCTCAATCCCGTGCCTACAGTAGCCTCAACTACTTTGTTGTTGCTATCAAAGCCTGCTATCTTAGTTGCCGTGCCTGAAATGTCATCTATTGTTGCGTTGCCTCCTACGTGTAAGGTGGTGTTGATGCCTGAAATTGCCTTATTAATCCCCACTCTATTACTGCTAAAGTTACCGCCTATTAACGGAGACGATGTGCCGCTATTATCTATGTATAAGGTATTTGACCCCGTCTCATTATAGCCCGCTTCGTTTCCTATAAAGACATTAGACGTGCCACTCGTGTTATTATACCCTGCATTACTGCCTATTGCCACGTTAAACCCTACGGAATTGTTTTTAAAAAGACTAAACGCCCCTATTGCCACATTATAGCGCCCCGTCTGATTTAAGTTCAAACTACTATAGCCTATAGCCATGTTGTATGTGCCTGTGGTCGTGGTATTTAAAGCACCATATCCGAGTCCGATGTTACTATGTGCTGTGGTTGCATTGTATAGGCTGTTACCTCCTATGCCTATGTTTAAAGACCCCGTTGTCAATGAACTCAAAGTATTAACCCCGAGCCCGACGTTGTGGTAACCTGTGGTTGCATTTGTAAGGCTTCCATCGCCTATTCCCACGTTATTTGATGCCGTTGTTGCATTTTTTAAAGCATCATTGCCGATTGCGAGGTTATACATTCCTGTGGTGTTACTTTTTAAAGCCTCCTTGCCGATTGCGAGGTTATACATTCCTGTGGTGTTACTTTTTAGAGCGTTGTCACCGATCGCAAAATTGTTAATCCCCGTTGCATTTTGTAACGTCTCCTTACCTATGCCTAAGTTCGTGCCCACATTATTAGCACCCCGCCACACTTTAAAGGTGTTCACCGTCAAGCCCTTTGTAATGGTATCCCATACAAGCTGTGGATCATGTCCTAAGCTATCCACCGCCGCCCAGTATGCTACTCGGGTGGGTATGCCAGATCCTTTGATGCCGGCAAGAGAATCTCGCAAGTGTAAGGTGTCAAGTATATAAGGCACAGCGTCACGATACACCTGGGTGTTTTGCTTTCCATTTGTGACAGGGATTTGATTTTTATCTGTGCCTTTTTGGATCTGCTTTAATTGCTGACCATAACTGCCGAAGCTGATGGTCATGAGGAGCGTAAGAAGGTATAATATTTTTTTCATATATATATTATTTTAATGTGTGTTGTTTGAAAATTTATGCGACTTGATATATCTCAACATATTCGCCAGGCTCGAGTGGCCAGTCTTCCGGCAGTATCAATTGATCGCCTTGTATGTCAAATGTATGTATCTCAGTGGGTGGCGGCGCCAGCTCTCTGATGATAGTATTCTGTGTGCGGTTGATGATGACTTTGTCGGGGTCGTAGTCATGGCTGAGCGTATAAGTGTAGCTGCCATCGCCGATGATGCGCTCCCGGAATAGCGATGCCGTCAGCAATATGCTGGTTCCATCTTTGTCGATGAAGTATTTTTCACCGCTGCCTGCGACGGTGACAAATTTATTTAAATTGAGAATATTGCCGGTCGGGAGTGGCGCTTCCGGTATCGGCGTGACCAGGACGGTGACGCAACAGCTTTCAAACATAGGCGTCTCCGGATCTGGAGCCGGTGACAGGTTAGGCTCGTCCGCTGCAGGTGGGACGCCACTCTCACCGGTCATATCTACCTCATCGAGCGATCCGAGAAATCGTTTTTTTCGATCTTTGCCCGTGAATGTCCACACATAACCATTGCTATCACCACCACGGCGGCCTGTGCTCATCTTAGATGAAAAGGTGGCGAAGTGTATCTGATGATCTTGACCATTTTTGTCTGTGGCAAATACGGCGACTTTCCTATCCATCAGCTCCTCGATGATGCGCTCACACACTGCGCGATATCGCGGCACATATACTTCGATGGATTTGACATAATAATCACCGGCGCGTGACAACTGATGTTCGTCTCGGATCTCGCCTGACCAGTTGCGATAGGCCACCTTGTATATGGTGGCAAGCGGATTGAGCACGCCATACTCATTGATATTAGCTGCGTCGGTAAATGACATCGAGCGCACGCCGGGTAGATTTTTAAGCCCGAGCTCACACAGCGATTTTACATCTTCGATATTTTTGATCATACTTTTGATTTTATACATTTATCAATGCGGCGGCAGCTTCTCTCACTATACGTCGCTCCGATATCCATCGCTGTGCCTGTTGTACTGCTCTATATACATTGCTGGCATGAATGCCATATTCTACTGCGAGGTCGTCGATGCGCTCTGATCTCGATCGCATGTACAGCCTCAGATTGCGCACTTGTCCACGTCGCCACATCTGCCTGGAGTCGTAAAGATGATCCGTGATGCGGCTGATGAAGATCTGAAACCGTCGCTCTTGATCTTCCAGCGTAGGCGGTGGCGGATTTTCTTTTGCAAAATTACGGACGGCGGCGAGGTCATCCTCTGACACATCCTGCATGATGCGTCTCTTGTGCCGCTGCCACTGCCGGAAGACAGACTCATAATTAAGATCATCGTCGTCGAGGTCGTATCGCTCAAAGAAAGTGCGTATGCCTTCACTGGCGGTATGGCCGAGGATCACCGCACTTTCTATCCATCGCATGATGCTCATCCTGTGCTCTTGATGCACCATATAACCGATCATGGCGCGGGCAGCGTCGCTGAGCGGCGGCATCTGTGGTGCTGAAATCTTGACACTATCTACCAGTAGCTCATGGGTGCGCAGGTGCTGATACTTATCTCTATACTTCATCCGGAGCTGACGACATAGCAAGGTGTGTGCGCCAGCCTTGATGAGTGCTGTGCGCTCGTCGCATGGGTACTCTGATAGGAGCATTTTTTTTGATAGGCGGCTTACCGGCAAGGTGATGATCATATATCTATTATTTTAACACTGTAAATATATTAATAATATATCATATATGTTATAAAAATGCGGATTATATAATTGTTATGTATTTTATTTTGTGTTTTGATTTGCGTTTTTTAATTGATTTTTCAATATTTTATCAGATTATACCTTTGTGGCAAATGGAATAGTCACCAGATCGCAATCTGCAACGCTCAATCCGCCGGACGTGACCGTTATCTTGATCGACTTTACAAAGTAGTTCATATTGCCGATGCGTACTTTATCAAATTCTTGATGATTCATAAGATCGGCCACCCGTAGGCGCAGCTTTCTTTTTACTATCTTTTTATATTTCATAAATTCGATCCAGTCGCGGGCATATGTGTTGTACATGCCTTTGTCACCGTCGAGGTGTAGTGAGTGATTGTAGGTCTCATCCTCGGTGGCGGGATCGTAGGCATTACTATTAGCGTATGGATACTGGCCCGAACCGCCGACGTAGTCTTTCATACCTCTATATATGGTCAGCCTGATACTGCTCAGCTCTGCATTATGCACAGAAACCTCCTCGTCGGTGGTATCCATATTCAGATCGATATTGAGCGGAATGTCAGCTCGTGGG